CCTTGGTCCCCAGGATCATGACACTCCGCGGGAGGGTTTTATCCCAGCCAGAGTAGTCACCTGTGAAGATGTTCGGATGCTTTCGCAGATCTTCATACATTTCTCCGAAGCCGATCATGGGATCCATGCCGACTGTTCCGGGGAATTCCCCGAAATGGTTCTTCGAGAATCCGACGCACCAACCGAAGTAGGTTTTGTCGGCGAAGAATTGCATGAAATCCACGTTGGAGAAGACTCGGATTTTTCCGTCTCCTTCAACCTTGACTCGTGGGAGCAGTTCGTCCTTCAGCGTGGCTGTTGTTGGCCACCAGAGGGGGGAATTCCCCTTCTGCAAATGGTCGAGATAGCTGTACAGAAACCTCGTGGCTGGAATGTCACGCGGCTTGTAGACGCCATCGAAGTAGAACATATCTCCCTTCTTCTTGATGTTGAAAAGCTTTTTGAGTGTGAACCCAACGCTCTTCGACATGTCGAGGCCCCCAATGCCTGAGAGGGGGCCGGCAGCCACTCCATTCACCACTTCATACTTGGTGAGGGGGCGGATTTCTCCGTCCTCAGCCAAGTCCATGTAGAGTTGGGTGACGCCGCGGACCAGAGCTTCCTCGATCTTTGGAGGAAAGCTCTTCTCGGTAATGGCCATCTTCGTCAACTGGGCGTAGGCCCTGCTTGGACGCCCGTAGGGGTCCGTGGCCCACTTCTGCTTGACAGCCTCTTGGAAGGCAGCCTTGGGCAGAATAGCGGGCACTTTCCTGGTCGGGTTGTTGATAGGAAAGGGCTGAATCTTGAAGGCCGTGGAATCATTCCGCTGGATGAAAGCGTCAGGGAAAGTTCCACAGTGTCTGATCCGATCATTGGGTGGAAAAGGATTGGTGGTCTCCTTCTCCTTCTGGAAGAAGGTGGTGAGCTGCGCGGATGTTGGACGATCCTGCAGAGTTCCAGTGATGATCTCCGTGAGCTCGAGCTCGTGAGAGTTCGCGAGAGCCAGTTCGATCATGTCGCGAGTCAGCAGACAGCACCCGGAGTACCGTTCCTCATTGCCGGCGTAGGAATGGAGGCCTACTATGAGAGCTGCTCCCCTCTTCTCACTCATGATGAGGAGAGGAGAACCGCAGAAGCCCGGTCCCGTGGGTTTTGTGGGGGATGGCCAGTAGAGACGGAGGATGGAACGAACAAGGCGCTCACAGCCCCCGTATCTGCCGGCAAGATCCCACACAAGCTTCCCTGTGTGCAAGACACTCCCCTCTGTCCCGAGAGGAAGAAGGAGAGCTCCTGATGTTTCATGGAGCAAGTCTTTATTTTGGGCAAAGAAGGATGTAATGTCCTTGCCAATGGGGAAGCGCTTGTCGGTCACTCGGATCATGAGAAAATCTGTTTCTCTGTCAATGGCGACGATGGTAGCTGGGTACCAAACATCGCCCTTTCGGACGAGGAGGGCATCATCACCGCTGATGACGTGGGCGGTGGTGACGATGATGTTCTTCTTCACATTGATGCCTCGCACAATCCGGGGTCCATGTGCCACAAAGACTCTGGCCTTTTCACAGGCCAGTGTGACGGACTCCAGAGGAGTGCGCTTGGTCATACCCTGAACAATGATGTCATCCAATACTTCCTGGCCTCCCTCTGTGAGGGGGGCATCTACAATGGCAGCATGAATTTCTTCAGAGAGCTCGAGGGCTTCAGGAGTCTTCTTTGCAGAAGAAAGGGAGACCGGAGCCTTCCTCTTCTCCCAAATCCAGGGTGTGCCGTAGTCGTCCATCGACTCGTGGCCTTGCTTGGTCCGGATCTTATCACTGAAGCGGGTATTATGCTTCAGGTAGTCATTCATCAGAACGTCAGGGACGCGTACCCATCGCTGGGCATCGCCATCGTAAATCCATCCTTCATGTTCCGATTTGACTGGACCCTGATCTGTGAGATCGTAGGCTGTCATGATGGTGGTGACGGTTCTGTCATTTGGCTGGACTTGCGCTTGATGGTCAGTCTTGTTCACCTTGTTTTTCGGAGTGACAAGACGGGTAATCACTTTGGTGATCCCTCCAACAATCAGATTGAAGATGCTGGCAATGGCAATTCCGGCTAGGTATGAGATGATAAAGCGCGTAAAGATGTTTTGACGCACGAACCATCTGCTGAAATCCGTTCCTTTCTCGTAGAAATATTCCTTGTCAAAGGGGTGGTATGACGACCAGGCTATTT